GCCCGAGAGATCCGCGTAGGCGCCGCTCGTGGCGACCGTGGCGAGGGTGGGCGAGCCCGAGAGATCCGCGTAGGCGCCGCTCGTGGCGACCGTGGCGAGGCTCAGATCCGCCGCAGTGAGCGTCACGTTCCCGGCCACGGGGGTCACCCCGTTCACGCTGGACACGGTTGCCGCTCCGAGCCCGTCCACGAGGTCCCGCGTCTCCCGGAGCTTGGCATCCAAGAGGCTGTCCGCGCTCTTGAGCGATGTGGCAGCCCCGAGGTAGTTTGAGGACGCGGGAGCCGTATAGGAGCCGTTCGTGCTGAGCCCCGCGCCCGCCTGCGTGGTGTTCAGCTCCACCTGCACGGAGGCGCGCGCCGCCGCCTCCGCGTCAAGGTTCGCCTGGAGCGTTGCGTCCGCGCTCGCGCGCGTCGCCGCCTCCGCGTCAAGCTGCACGCTCGTTGCCACGCCGCTCACATCAGCGGCCACTAGCGCGTGGTTGATCCACGCCGCGCCGCTCCACTGGAGCACATCCCCCGAGGAGGGCGAGCCCGCGTTCACATCGAGCAGATCGTCCAGGTTGAGCACGCTCTCGGTGCTGTCGATCTTGTCGAGCTTTGTGCCGTCGATGGTGCCGTCCATGTCGGCGTTGACCACCAAGTGATCCCCGACATCCCATGTCTTGCCGTAGCGCGTGCCGCCGGCGCTGACATAGTAGAAGTCGCCCTGCTGCGCGTAGGACAGGTCGGGCACCGCGTTGATCGCATCCCAAAAACCCTTGTAGGTCATGCCGCCCGCGATGCTGCTGATGGCGGCTGCGAGCCCCGCAGGAGTGACAGCGATGTCGGTCGCGGTGCCCGTGGTCGCCTCGGTGGTGGTGGCGAGGCGAACCTTGCCCACCACGGTGGTGGTGGCGTCGGGCACGGAAGCCGCGCCCGCACCGCTGCTAGGGACTTTGATGATGGCCATCAGATGCCTCGCTCCCAAAGGGTCAAGGTCGCCGTGACCGTGCCGCCGCTCGTCCCCGTGGCGTTAATCGTCACGGCCTCGAACAGGGGCGCGTCCTTGCCCGCAATCACCACGATGTCGGCCTCGGTGGCATCCACGGCGGCGACACGCATGACGGAGTCACTCGCGGGCAGGATGGACACTGTGTAAGTGCCCCCAGCCAAGCCGCTCACGGTCACTTGGGCGTTGGCCGGGTAGCCTGCGGGGTTCCACTTAGTGACCGCGGGCGTGAAATCGAGGGTGCCGTCGCCCGTGCGGCTCAGCGTGAGGGTCTTATACGCGGACATGGACGCTCCTGTGTGTGTGTGTCAAGTGTACTCAGCGGGGCGCTTTTCCGCTAGTGCTGCCCGCCCCCAAGCCCCTCGGGGTCCGCGTTGGCGAGCAGCGTCCCCCACCACTCGTCTAGCCCCGCGTCTTGTGACTCCGTGTCCACGGCGGCGCCCTCGTGGTCTAGCATACGCCCCACGGAGTCAATGTAGCGGTGCGAGAATCGCTCCACGCGCAGCACGGAGTGGGCGATCCAAAGGCTCATGACCGTGTCGTCGTGCTTCTCGCGCCCCAGCCCCCACAGCTCTTGGATCAAGGGCTCCAGCGCCTCGCGGTCGCGCTGCGTGGCGTAGGGGAAGATCACCTTAGACTGCTCAAAGAGCACCGAGAGCGAGGCGACACCCTGCCACGGATCCGCCTTCTTGGCGCCCGTGGTCACGTGCCCCACGAGGGGGAGGTCCGTGGTCTGCTGGAGCCCGATAAAGTGAAGCTCGCCAAACGCGTTGCGCTCCACGGCGACCGCGCGCACACGCCCCCGCCACCTGTTGAACTCCTCCACCACGGCGTCACGCAGCTGGGACGCCTGCAACCCGCGCTTGCGGAACAGCCCGAGGAGGTAGTGGTCCCCCGTGGCGGGGTCGCGCCCCCAAGTGGTCCCCACGGTGAAGTCGGTGTCGCGCGCCTCCGCCGCCTGCGCCGAGGACACGAGCGAGAAGTCCCACCCCTGCACGATCTCAAGCCCCTTGATCTCGGGCAGCTCGTACAGGCTCAAGTGCTTGCCGCGCTCCTTGGCGGTCTCAAGCCACTCGTAGCGGAACGCGGCGGCGCTGTCGTCCTGCACCTGGTTCTGGAACTCGCGCGCGAACAGCTGCGCGCCCATGCTCCGGCGCTCGCGCAGCAGGTAGTCCAGGGGGCGCTCCTCGGGCCACAGCACAGCGTGGTCGCCCTCCACCTCCACGCCCTTGATCACCTCGCGCCCGTCCACCTCGTGCGTCACGAACCTGTGCGCCGTGGGCCACTTGACCACGGCGGGGTCCTCGAGCACCGCCCAGCTCGGGTCCACGAGTATGTCCCCGTACAGGTCCCCGTAGTGCTTGCGCGTGCCGATAGTCACGATCAGCCCGCCGCGCGTGAGCATGGGCAACACCGTGGCGCGGAACCACCGTTTAGTCTTGTCCCGCTGGCTCGCGGTGTAGACCGTGGCGTCGCTCTCAAGGTCATCCGCGAGCACGAGATCAAAGTGCGCGCCCGTCACCGCGCCGCCCGAGCCGATAGCCGTGAGCGTGGGGTCCACGCTCTCAAGCGTGCGCGGCACGTACACCTGCGTCTGCGTCCACGGTGTGTCCTCGGACTCAAGCGGTGTGCAGCCGCGCGTGGGGTCGCTCGCCCAGTCCTCGGTGACGCGCTCCGAGCGCAGGAGCGCCTTCACGCGCCGCATGCGCTTCTCTGCCTGCGCCGCGCTCTCACAGATCCACAGGATGCGCACGTTGCGGTTGAGAACGATGGCCCGCACCGCGTAAGTGATCGCCGCCTCGGTCTTGCCGTGGTCACGCGGGGCGAGTACGAGCAGGCGCCCCTTGTCCTGCTGTTCTTGGGCGCTCCTCCACGCCTCGTCAAAGCGCGTGAGCCAGCGCTTCCGGTGCTCCGCGAACCTCATGCCGCAATAGTAGGCGTCAAAGAACACGGGCGACACGCGCGACAGGGCGCGCCGCTGATCGGGTGTTGACGGCAAGATCACGCTCATGTAGCCTGCTTTCCCTTTTGCCCGACACAGGAGACACATGGACCTCTGCATCGTTATCCTTATGACCATATACCCTACGCTGCAAAGCTCGCAAGTACGCGAGTTTAGGCGCGCGCAGTCAGTGTGCGAGCACGTGTACGAGAGCGCGCTCAAGACGGATGTGGACCCCCTCCTCGCGCTCGCCGTGGCAGCCGAGGAGACGCGCTTTAAGCCCCGCGTCTCAAACAAGGGCGCGCAGGGACCCCTGCAGGCGGTGCCCGCCCTCTGGTGTCCCAAGGACGCGCGCGGCAAGCTCAAGCCCAAGTGCGACCACACCGCCGCGGGGCTCGCCGCCCTCAGCTACTACACCGCGCGCCGCCCCTCCCTGCGCCGCGCCCTGGAGAGCTACGCGGGCACGGGGGAGGGCGCCCGCGCCTACGCGGAGCGCGTGCTCCTGCGCCTCAAGACCCTGCGCGCCGTGGCCGTTGCTCTCGAGGGCGACAGCGAGGGCTAGAGCTTCAGCTCACACGCGCCGCCGGCGCACGCCACCTCGCCCATGACCTCGGTGTTGTCCTCGTCCTCGCGCACCTGCGAGTAGTCCACGGGGGTGTGCGTGACGCGCAGCGCGTTCCACAGCTCCCAGGCGGCGAGCTTGCTCGCGCGGTGCGGGTCGTCCTCGCTCACCTCGCGCGGCTCGTACACGCGCGTGAACGGCGCCTGCGGGTAATCGTAGTCGCCGCTCGCCCCGAGGCACGAGACCCCCCCGAACTCGTAGGGGCGCGTGCTCAAGGTCTCGATCACCCCGTCCCACTCCTCGGGGCGCACGACACAGGTGTTTGACACGTTGTGCCGCACGGGTCCCGCGGAGCCATGGCGCACCGTGCCCCCAAGCACCCACGAGCGCTGCACGAGCGCCACCCACTCGAGGAACTCCTGCGCGGTCTGCTCGCTCTTGAGGAGCGCGCCCTCTGGCGCCTGCACCGCGAACGAGAGCGCGTAGTCCGTGCCGTTGCGCGACCACACGGACGGCTCCCCCGCGAGGGGGTTGGCGGCGATGTACGCGCGGGTGATGGGCGACTCCGTGGACGCCTGCACGCGGCGCAGGAAGCGCGGCGCGTGGTCCGCATGTACTCCGCTCGCGCACCCAAGGAGCACCGCCGCGTTGCCGCTCGGCTTCACGCAGGTGACGCGCGCGGGGCACCTCTTCAAGCCACACGCCGCCCACCACCTGCGCGCCGTGTCCGCTGCGTGCTCCCCAAGCATCCGCAGTAGCCTCTCCTCCCGCACCCACGCCGCCGCGCTCCCAAGACCCGTGAGGCTCACCCCGAGCAGGTACTCGCGCTCAAGGATCTCGCGCGTGCAGGTGCGCCCGCCAGCCACCAAGAAGTCATCGTCCGTGAGCGTGTACCCCGCCTGCACGCACCCGAGGAGCGTGGCAAGCTCCACGGCCTCGCGCGCCTCCTCCACCGAGCCCCACGCAGCCGCGTTGACCTCGGTCAAGTTGCAGAACTGCCACGCGCTCTCGAACGAGAGCCCCGCCGCCTCCCACTCCGCGCGCCGGCGGTGATCTAGTATCTCCGCCGCGTACTCGTCCAACACCTTGCCGCGCGCGTCCTTGATCAGCGTGGGCACCATGCCGATCTCGACGCACGGATTGT